GCTGCAAGAACAATCGCAGGGGTTAGCTTTGATGGCTCAGCAAACATATCTCTCAACAACAATGCGATAACTAATGGGGCTGGATATGTGACCAGTAGCGGAAACACAATAATCGGTACTGACTCAGATATAAATACTTCGGGTGCAACTGTAATTGACCAGCTAAACATGACAGATGGGGTAATACAATCTCATAGCACAAGGACTATGACTTTAGCTGATTTAGGTTACACAGGAGCTACAAACGCAAATAACATAACAAACAACAATCAGCTTACTAATGGTGCTGGCTATATTACTTCGGCTCCTTCGGCTCCGGGAGCAGCAAAAAAATGGATTAATTTTAATGGAAGTAATGGTTCTATTCGTGATGATGTGGGAATAACTAGCGTTACAAAACACTCAACAGGTCAATATACTCTTAACTTTGATGGAAATATGGCAAATACAAACTATTCTGTTAATGGATTTTGTTTCAGAGATGGAGCAGGTAGAATTTTAGTACATGTTGATTTAGTAAGCACCTATACTACCTCTGCACTTAGATTTATGGTTTCTGGTGGTAATAATGTTGGTAATGTGGGCTTAGTTACTGTTAATCCAACTTATGTATTTGTTCAAATTTGGGGCGATACATAAAAGTATATATATAATATAAGAAAAACTATGCAACAAATTACAGAAAAACAGGTTCTTGAATGGAAAGAAGAACTTAAAACACACAAAGAAAGATTAGATCAAGCAAAGGCTGTTGTTGAACAAGAAACTAAACTTATTTCAATGATTGAGGGCGGTATTCAGTTTGGTGAGAATTTGTTGAAACAGAACGAAGCAATAAACCAGACAACAAATACAACGGAGACAAAGCAACAATCAAAAACAGCACAGTCAAACTAAGTGGCGCTGCTAATTTTATCAAAATTTCTTTTAACATAAATGTTCCAAAAAATCGCTAACATTCTCAGTATAGCTTCATTTGTACTCGTTACATCAGTTATTGGGGGATCATGGTTTGGTTATAAATACGTTACTAGCGAGCAGTTTAAAACTAAAATGCTTAATCAAGTAATGGGACAAGTGCAAGGGTTATTGCCGAATATGTTAGGTAACTCAATGCCAAAAATGACCGCACCTGCAACCCCAACTCCTTTTAAATTACCAAAACTATAAAAATTGGAAGTTCCTGAGATTTTTATTCCAGAAGTAACAATCCCAGAAATTTTTATTCCAGAAGTTTATAATCCGCAAAATGTAATTCCTGAAGTAAGTGGATTGCAAATACACGCTCCCGGATGTACTTATTGGCACAGGGACATTGAAAATACTGGTAATACTCAACTTTTATTAGATGACCCTAATGGGATTTATACTGTTTGCGATACTGTTTTTCCTAGTTTTTATCCTATAGATTATGTACCTGATCAACTTGTAATAACAGAAAATTTACCAGTTAATAGCCAAGAACCTGAAATTCCTGAATTTAAACAACCCGAAGTAACAATACCAAAAGATAAAAAAGAGGTAAAACTTGAACCTTGCCCATCAAAATCTGCTTTAAGAATAGGAAGTTTTGTTAATGAAAAAAGGCTTGAGAGAATAAAAGGTTATCTTAGAGAAAGTAATGGTGATTGCACCACGTTATATGAAAAAGTCGATTTTAAAGATCAGTTCATTCCAGAAATTTCTGTCATTATATCTACTGCTATTATTGGCTTGGTCGCTGCCAGTAGTCCATTATTACTTAACGCAGTCAAACCTATAGTGAAGCAAGCGGTTAAAAAGCTGACAAAGAAAAAAGATAAACTATAATAAAAGAACCTTATTTTTTCATGGCGACAGATAAGGTGTTTAGGTAGGCAAGCTCACCCGCACTTGCCTACTGTAAATTTAATGTATAATAAATATTAGTAGAAGGATTTGTTCCCCTTGAGAGGTTCTAGACGCTCTCTTAATGCCCACAAAAATTGCTCAAGAAGCAAATATTCAATAGGCAAGGCCGTTTCATTTTCTTTTACTGCTTTAATTTTATTTCGTGTTGATGCGGAATAACTTGGTTTGGTTGAACTATAATCTCAATTCCCTCACAAGAAACTGCATATTTTCCTGTTAAAATTACACCTAGTTTCGCCTGTTCTCCGCATACGGATAAACGATAAAGTGCCATTTCAAGTCGGGTTTTTTCTATTAATAATTTCTGAGCTTCAATATTTACTTTTGCTGCTTCTCGGCATAACCTGCCCCCTTTCCCTAAAGGAATATTAAATTGAGCAGATATTCCATAATTTAGGTTGTAATTATCTTTTTCAAATCTTGGGGTTTTGGTTGTATATTTTATAGCCCCAGTATCTTCGTCATAAATATCTTGATAAGTAAATTGTTCTGTAGGGCGGTTAAATGACCACGCATCTGTTAAATATGGTGTAATTGTCATACTTGGAGATGTACAAGTAATTCCCTGACTATATCTATCTTGAGGCATTGAAGATGGTGTAATCATTGTGGCATTATTATTTACTACTCCTGTAGAATTTGACTGAGGACTTGCTACGGTTGTATTAGCAAAAACTTTTAAAGGGCAAAGAAATATAAAAATTATTGACCAAAAACTGAGGTTGTTTCGGTTGTTGAAGTGGTTGTAATAGTGCGGTTGATGGTCGTTATAGTGTCGATTCCTGCAGATTGTAGTACTTCTACTAGAGAAAAACTTTGTCCAGCCTCTTTTATTTTCCATCTAGGCACAGCCTCAAGAGATGGGCTTGTCCAACTAAATTGAACTCCATTAACTGTTTGAGTTGTATCTGCCACTGTCGAGGGGTTAATGTAACCGTTAAGGTCAGCCGATTCAATGTTATGACCACTTGCTGAATATGAAAATCCTGTATTAAATTTATGACTAACAATTTGCTCATTAATTACTGATTGGCTAGTACTAGATTGAGTTGATGATCCGCTACGGAATTGAGGCACCACAGGAGATGCGTCAACTTGTAACGCATACATTAATAATAATACTAGCCAAGACTTAGTCAATCTATTGTAATTTGGACGGTAGTTGATGCTAGACAGCTAGTACCTGACCCTCCAGCCGAGCAAGTATGAATTCCTGAAGATAATGATGTAAGACCTAATGATCCAGCAGTTCCCCCAGAAATCACTGTTGTTTGACCACCTAATACTGGAAGTGTTGCTATCCCAGAACTGGGAGTAATAGCAGATTGAGTTGAATCTCCAGCCTGATAGGTTTCACTTAGAGAAAAAGCTGATCCGGCATTTGTAACTGTTGTATTAGTCGCAGTTACCGCAGCTAAACCATTACTAACACTTCCTAAATTTAATCCTCCAATACCATTGGTAACTATACTGTCACCTGAGCCTGTAGATGTGGTGACATTGTTACCGCTTATGCTGTAGCTATTAGGGGCTGCATTAGTAATAACATAAGGCGAGTCAATGGAAATTTGTGCAGAAGTGACATATTTAGCCGTTATATTGGCAAAAGCACTTGAAGGACTTAAGAGTAATACAAGTGCGAGAAGTTTTTTAATCATTGTTTTTGTTTAGGGTTGACTACTTCAGCACCTTCAATTTTGATAGGTGTTATTACCCTTATAGTTTGAACCATACCTTGATCCTTAGCAACTTTATCGTCTGTTTTACTACCGTTCTTCCTAGAGGCTTCAATTCCAAATGTGCTAATCGCAGCAGTTAGTAAGCTAGCAGGGAAAGTGATATCCTTTGGCTCATTACTATATCCGGGAAGTTCTATGTAATTTAAAGAAACAATAAACCCACTCCAAACTACAACTCCAAGTCGAACAAATAAACTAATAATTGCCAACTGTTCCTCTTTATCATCAAGCCCATCTTTTAATTTTTGAAAAGCATTTTTCTGTTTTGATTCAGCCATTTTAAAAAATTTAAGTCATACTATTGATAATCATAGCAATACCAATGACAGAGGTACAGGCAGCCTTAATAGGAGCAGGTGCAACTGCTTTTGTAATGGTTTTATCCAACATGAGCAATCGTAGAGAAAAAACTATTATTGACATTTACACTAGATTAAACAAGTTATCGCAATCAGTTAGCAGGTTAGAAGGCAAGATTCAGCAATAAGTGCTATGTTTGGAAAAACATAATTTGTTATGTACAAACTATTAAAACCTATTTTGTTACGCTTTCTTTCAACTACAGGGTGCAAGAGATTAATAGTTGATTTATTACGGTCTATTTGTAAGCAGACATCAAATACGTTAGATGATCGCGCTGTTGATATGTTGGAGCAACAACTTTTTCCTAAATTAAATTAAATGGACAAAAAAATTGAGGTTATAAAAGTAATGACAAAACCTCTTTCAATGGAGGAGGAATTTGAGATTGAAACTGAGATTAGACGTATATTAAATTTAGAAGATATAAATGAGCTTAAAATATTAAGTGCATTGTTAATGAAGCAAAATGCCTGTCAATGTCACGTTATTTTGCAAAGTATTGATAAAATTAATAAACTAGAAAATACAATAAAAACACTACAAAAAAGAGTCGCACGTTTATTAAGAATTAAATTTCGTTTTCTTCAACCTCTAAAATCAATTCTGGCTCGAAATCCTTAATTTGCCAGTTACGTTGTCTTGATACTTCCCAATTATGTTTAACAATAGTAGTTCTTATATATTCAGTAACCCATTTGCCATCATTAATAATTTCTGCTCGGAAGTCCTTAGTTATATTAAGATTATGTTCCGTGCCTTTTAAATTAACGTCTAATAATTGAATAAGAAGCTTCTTTATACGAAGCTCCTTAAGTTTTTCAATTTTTAAATAAGATGGGTGGTCTTTTCTTAGTGTCATAAATTAACCTTTTTTAAAAATTATAATCATAAAACGCTCTCCAGCC